GATGTGGTTACTGCTCGTAAATCTTCTGCTAAGATATACGAAATGTATCAAGATTATAAACGACAGAAGGATTTCATTGGAATGGATATGGCACGGAAATTCCTTGAGATGGGACACACTCGCGCCAGACGGTATGCGAATCATAAGAGTGGACGAAAATACGATTCGTCTGGAAAGGTACGTCCTCAAGAGGTAGATTGGAAAACAAGTGAAAAGGCACAAGCAGCACAGGTATTCAAAGAAGTAAGAGATAAAGTTGCCTATGATCCTGTCTATCAACAAATGCGTAAAGAATGGAGAGCATCAGAATGATTAGCACAGAACTATTTCCTTATGAAAAGTTTGCGTTTAGGTTGGAGTTTGGTGAAAAGAAAAATCCAACGATCTGCTGGTTTGAGTGTCAGGAACACCTTGACAAATACCTAGAAAGGTATAGACTGGATAAGAGAACTATTAAGATAGATTGTCGTGATGAACCCGTTGTCGTCAGTAAAAAACACAAGAGAAGTGTGGAACAAAAGCCTAGACCAAAAAGTGACGGAAGTCCTAGTTCAGTTCGCAAAAGAAAGCCCAGCGTGGATTCCACTAGAAACACTACTCGCACTTCAAAGTCTAAAAAATGATACAAGTAATTGAAAATGAAGACAAATCATTCACCATCAGTTGGGACGAAACTTCTCCTACTGAAAGTATTCTCAACACCTGGACTGAAGAAGACTTCATCAAAGTCATTATGGAACATCTTCAAAAACTGAATGGCAATGGATGATAAAACTAAACTCATTCTTGCTATGATGCAGATTGACAATCTTACAGAACTGTTAAAGGGTAATCAATATCAAGATTTTTTATACAGTAAACTAATCTCCACACGAATTGAACTACAAAGGCAACTGAATCATTATGGATAAACAACTAATTGATGATGCTTTCTATGTGGAAGAAAAGAAGTATGGATTGTGGCAATCACATTATCCAGATGGTGCTGGATTGATTACATCTTTGACCGAAGAGGAATGTGTTCGTGCTAGTCGTTGGTATTTGAAAGCAAAACAAGAGGGTCAATTTGACAATGTAGAAACAAAGACTTATGATTCGGTAGTTGGAGGAAAACTTTAATGGCACTACGCACTTTTATTGATAAAAATGGAAATACTTGGGAGTGGAATGAAACTCCTGAAGTAATCGCAGCAGTTAAAAATCTGGCAGAGTTTGCTGGCAATTATCCAGGTCCACTTTATGCGCCACATCCTGATTTAAAAAATGAAAATTCGTCTAACTCCTAATCAACATATGTGGGCTAATATATTTCGTTGTGCTGTAGAACGTTCTAACATTTATTTCGCAGAAAATGATTTAGATCGTCACGCAAGAGAACATACAACTGTAGTTTTAGCATTACAAAAAGGTGAACAGTTCTGGAAAGAGTTGTTATGAAAAAGTTTATTCGTTGGTTTATATCTCCAACTAAAAAACATATCATAGAAACTGGTGATGTTTATTCTAAGTTGATTGAACTTGAAGAACGTATTGTTGCATTGGAACAAGAAAACATAGAAACATCAAATTGTCTTTATGAGTTGGTAAACTCCATTGATGCTGTTGATGCTCGTATAGATATTCTTACACTTGAAAATTGGAAGAATAACGATGTATGAATTTGATCTTTTTGAAAAAGCAATCGCTCACTTCGGTACGAGAGTGGACATCATTGTTGCTCTTGAAATGGGTGGTAAAATTGATGCCGCCGCAGCATATAAAGAAATTAAAGCAGAGCTTAAAGAACTCAAGCGAGCAAAAAAACAGTATGGAAAGGATCTGTAGTAAATGTAGTAATACCAAACCACTTGACCCTCAACACTATCAAGTGGTAAAATACTTTCGTAGTGGATTCTCATACTATTGTAATGAGTGCAGCAAACCCAAACCCAGAGAAGATTGATGACTGACTTTAACTACAAAAATTATTCTCTTGAAAAATTAGAAGAATGGGTTCACGATGCTCTTTCGTGTGGTGACGCCTCTCCACACGAAATCTATTCTGTAGTTCGTAAAGTCGTTCAGGACGAATACAACTATCACAAAGAACAATCTCAAAAATGTCTTGGACTGTTGGAATTGTTGAGTGGTCATCGTCCCGTAAGTTTTGATGACTTAGAGAATCAAGATAAAATTCTTTCTTGTGATAAAAATGATCCATCACCAGAATGTAAAGGTGCTTGGAATGACTTTTGGGAAAATGTAGACGAAAATAATAGTCGTGAATATAATCTACGTGAGGCGGAATATTACAACAAACGAGCAGAACTTGATATTTCAAACTCCAGTTCTAATTATGAAAAATCCAAATACTATTATGATTATACTCGCAACGATCTAAACAGAAAGAATCCATTTTCGGATAAAGTTGTAAAGTGGCAACTTCCAGTAGAAGTTGATGAAGTAACTGAAGAATACTTTGTGTCTTTCCCAGAAGATCTACTTGAAGCAGCAAACCTTAAAGAAGGAGATCAAGTTGAGTGGGTTGATCGTGGTGATGGTTCCTACCTGTTACGTAAAGTATAATGTATACTCTTTACTTTTTAAAAAGTCTAGCACCTTTTGTCGGTGGCATGTGTCTCAATAATTTTACAACAAAACAAGGTGAACTTTGTAATCTTAGAAAATCTCCTGATTATGTTGTAAGATATGACAAACCAAATCCAGAAGCTGCTTGTTATCGTGACGGTATCTTCTATCCACGTTGTAAAGATCTAGAAAATCCCGAAGTTCTTTACTATCACAATTTATTATTAAAGGAAAGACAATAAAATGGCACTATCAAAGCAAACATTAGATCATCTTCTTGAAGCAGAATCACATCTTCGTGCTGCGATTAAGAGTGCATCAGTCAACGAAAAACCCCTTGTAATTCAACAACTCTCCAAACTTTTGCTTGATATGGAACAATGCAAGAAGTTTGAGGAAATTATGGATATGCTGGAGAGTCGCAAACCTGGCAGTAAAGGTAGCTTTGGTTCTTTCTTTGATGAAGATTGAGTATTGTAAAGCAATCCCGAAGAGATTGTTAAATGTCTAGATAATTTATATTGATATGCTAACATATCTGAGTATTCGGGAGCAAACCTATGACACTTTCATCTGGAAATCAGGACCATCTCACAGACGATGAGTGGAATGAGATGGATGCGCTCAGAAAAGTCATCACCCAAAGACCACAAGCATTAGTTCCAGAAAAAATGGAAAAATTCACTGAATACATGGTACGAAGTTTGAAGGAAATGGGCAATTAAATAACTGTCACGAGGGCACTGGACAAGTGCCCTTTTTTCATATATACTCTTTTAAGATTACAAAACACGATGAAACTCAAAGCAATCTTGCTCTTTGCGATGCTACTAGCTCCACAGTCAGTTTCTGCACAACAAGTAAATATTTACAATGAGTGTCGTTCATATAAAATAGTAGAAGAATATGTTCCAGGATATTATACTCAATACGGAACATATGTTGGTGGATATGTGAGGACTACTAAAGTTAAAGTTCCTTGTTCCTCTGATCCATACATTGTTCCTATTAGACCTGTTAGACCTTATCCAAGGTATTATGATAATTGTATTGATCGTAGAGGAATTGTTGGTGGAACTGTAGGTCTCTTGTTCGGGTGTTAAAATAGCTCACCTCCAAAGTGTCCTAGTATTGTAAGCACAACACTCAAATGGGAACTCGCGCTCGTATCGGTCTTGAACTCTCTGATGGTAGTATTCTTTCTTCCTATCACCACTGGGATGGTTATCCTGAATGGTTGGGTCGTATCCTGAAGACTCACTACAACTCACGTTCTCTTGCTGAAGAACTGATTGATGGTGGCGATATGTCTTCCTGCTGGACTGATTCTCGCTGGGATGATAGTGCTGTAAAAGGTGTTTATGGTCCCGAATACTACTCTCAGCGTGGTGAAGATTGTCCTCCCCGCCTTGATGCTGACCTGTGTGAGTATTTGCTGCCTGACAACAGCGAAGAGTATGCCTATGTCTTCCGTAATGGTGAGTGGGTATGCTATAATATGCACCAGTTTGACGAAACGAAACTTCCCGAAGTTGTTAAAATCCCCTCTGCTGCTCTTGCTGTTTGACTATGAAAACTTCTACTGCTATCGGTGTTATTTTTGGTGCTGTTGTTATTGTAACGGCAAGTATTTTATTTGAAGCAGCACTTCTTGGTTTGATTCTGTCTTGGTTTGGTGTATTTTTGACCTTCTGGCAGAATCTTGCTATCATTGTCTTAGCAAACATGATCTTCAAGAACTCTGGAGTTTCTGCTAAATGAACAAAAAGTATGTTGTTGCTGGATTGATTGGCTTTGCTGTCATTCTTGGTTGGAATGTCTTTCTAATTCAGCGCGATGACGATCTCTATAAAGCATACTATCGCCAACAGGCAATAGAGAATCTCAAGAAACCTCCTAGTACAGAAATCCGATGACTATTGGACTCGGTGTAGTAATCTACATTTCTTTGGTTGCATTTGTATCATCTATTATGGTATATTACTTCAAGGTAATTTACCCACGCGAAGAAGCACAAATTAAGGAGAACTCTAAATGATTCCGAAACGACTACGCGACCTTATTAAACAAGCAGAAATGGACAAAGTAGCAGAAGAGTTCTGGAAAGAAGTTGAGACAGAAGCAGCAAAACTTGAAGTGACAGTTGATTATTATCTTGCGGAGTTTTATTGATGACTTTTCTACTTGGAATGGGGTTGGGTTCTTTACTCACAATCGGAGCAGCATTTATCTTTGCTGCTGACCGAAACATTCTTGACGAAGGCGACGAAAACTACTAAAATTAAGAGGTAATTTACAAACAACAATGGCACAAAAGTTTCTCTACATCGTTCAACATTATGTTCCGTTTCCTATTTCAGAGTACGGAGGAGTTTGGAATGTGATTGCCGAAAACGATAATGAATGTTTTGATCTAATTTCTGCAGAAGATGATGGAAATTTCTATGAGCAACACTATACTGCTCTTCGTGAAAACATCTTGAACGCACGAACTTATGCTCTCATTAAAGATGTGGATTCTGGTGTTGTTGAATCATTCACAACCTGATGAAACTTTCCATTGATTTAATTCCACAGTTCATACACAAAGCACCCAAAGGTTATTCTTATGAAGTTGAAGAGTTCAAACGTAATTTCTTTTCTATTTGGTTGCGTTGTCACCGTCAGTTTGATTACAATAACGGCAAACCTACCCGTACAATCTGGGGGTTCTATGACTACAAAAAGTGTCAGTTCCATAGTCCTGTAAATAGTAAAGAGGTTGGCAAAGTTGTAGATTTCAAAACTACCAGAAACTATACAGCAATGCCCCTTAAACAATCTCCACTAGATGCGTTTTTTGTATGACCTACGAACCACAAGTCAATCATTACGTTGAATGGAACAACGGAAAAGGTGTTGAGGGTTGGATCTACTTTAAGGACAAAGAATACATTACGATTGAATCTAATGTTCGTCCTAAAGATTGTGAAAACTATCAAGCATGTTGTCTACATTCTAACGAAAGATTACTTGTGGTTTGCTACAAAGATCAATGGAATGAATTGGAATTTGTAAAATCAAGAGAAACTGTATATTCTGAAGTATAATTAAATGATTCATACATTATTTCCATCTTTAGTGATAGATGATGTTTGCCAAGACTTCTCTGCGGTTCAACCAGAGTTGATTGATTGGATTTATTGGTATAGGGGGAAAAATCCAGAGGGAGTACATATATCAAACCGAGGGGGGTGGCAATCTCCCTCATATTTTCATAATGAAGAATCTTTTCAACCATTTCTGAAGTATATTTTGGATAATTTCCAAAATATGACTGCTTGCTACAAAACAAAGATGAAACTCCTCAATATGTGGATTAACATTAACAGAAAGGGAGACTATAATACAGAGCACGATCATCCACAGTCAGATGTATCTGCCGTTTTGTGGATAAAGACGCCCAAAGATTGTGGTGGATTAGTGTTTCCTTCTCCAAAATCTTTTACTCAAGATAAAATCTTGAATGTTCTTGATAGAGAGATTATTACACAAACAAAATCTGATCATATTTTTACTTTTTTTCCCGAAGAAGGTAGGATGATTATATTTCCCTCAGATATGAGACACTCTGTTGAAGAAAATAACTCTGACGAAGATAGAATATCAATAGCATTTAATATGGAGTTTTGTGATTGATTATGAAAAAAGAAAGTGTATGGAGATTGGTTGCTAAAGCATTAGGAGAAAAGGCAAGCAAAGATAATAAAGAAGCAGATAAGATCGCAATTATTAGACTTGCGATGTTTATGTCTATTTTTATCACTAATGGTTTTATTGTAGCAAATGCGATTCGTCACTGGAATGATGAAACAAAAATAGAAATTATTCTAGACTCTTCCACCCTTCCAGAGTATGAAACTCCGTCAGTGATAAAGGCAAATAGAACTTTTGAGTTTGAATAAAATAAATATCTAAAAACATTGTAGAGATGAAAACATTCAAGCAGTTTATGGAACAGACTCCACACATGGAGCCTAACCTTTATAGTCAACAAGTTGCAAGGCGTCAAGCAGCACAAAAATCATCTCACATTAAACATGTTCATTCCGAATTAGGTGCGGAAGCAAGAGCACAACAGGCACAAAAAAGGGCAGAAATAAAAGCAATCATGTCTCGTTGAATTAAAATAGCTCACCTCCAAAGTGTCCTAGTAATGTAAGCAATAACTCACTATGGACTGCTTTGACGACATCCAAATTGAAGATTTCTCTTCCTTTGACTTCGTTGAAGAAATGAACGAAGGCATCTTTGAGGAAGAAGATAACGACAAATCTTTTAATTCTTTTCTAAACTCCAACATTGATTTTTGATACAGTGACTGAACAAATCCCCAACGTGCTCCACCACATCAACGAACTTAAAGATACTTGGCGAAAGCAAGATTTTGTATTCACCAAGCAACAACAAGAAGAATACGATCTCTTGCTTGCCACTCGCCGCGAACGTGTCAAGCAGTTTTATGCTGAAGGTCGTGTCTTCAAGGGTTCCTATAAAGCAAAGGAAGAAGAGTTCTAAATACTAAAAAGAGTGTTTAGATACTAAAATGAGAACCTTTCAGGAGTTTATGTCTCTTTGTGAAGCATCTGATGCTGATGCTGCCAAGCAACTTGGTTGGGGAGGTGGTGCTTCCATCACCCGCCAAGGTGAAGGTGGTAGAATAGGTAAAGAACGCAAAAAATCAACTTCTGAAAGACGCCGCATGAAGGCAGTTGGCGGTGGCAAAATGGTTCCTGTTGAATATAAACCACGCAAAGATATTGGTCAGCAAAGACAAAGGTCTGAAAGAGAACAGCAACCAACACAAGAACGTGGATCTGCTGATGTAAGAGCAAGAGCAGCAGCAGCGGCAAAAGAAGAAAGAAAGAAAGCAGCACTTGCAAGAATTGCTGCTAGAAAGTCTGGCGGAGCAGCACCAGCAGCAGCAAAACCTAAAGCGAAAGAAGCGGAAAAGACAGCAACTAAATTACTTTCTACGAAGAAACCTGAAGCGCAAAAACCTGCATCAACCACACCAAAGAAACCACCTTCAGGTAAAACAAGAGCAGAAAGAGATAAAGAAAGAAATGCTGCGTTAAGAGCAAAATATAATGCAGAAAAACAAAAAGCACTTGCTGGATATAAGGAAGTTCATGGTAAACTTCCAACAGGAAAAGAAAGAACTAAACTACTTGCTGCTGTTCAGAGAGCGCATCCACCTCATCCTTCGGGCACATTAAAATAGCTCACCTCTAAAGTGTCCTAGTAGTGTAAGGGGCATCAGACCCACCTAGGATCGCCTACAACATTATGGAAACTGTGACCATAGGGGTTGATACCCTAAAACGTGTAATTCGTAACCTTGAGAGTGCAGTTCAAGTCTGCCACAATGTTGATAATACCGATAGCAATGATTGTGAGAAAACCTATCCTTTTGCTACAGGATACTCGCGTTCTGCGATGACCTCTGCTATAATTGACCTTAACAACCTGATCTCCAAGTGATTACTCTTCGTCCTCATCAATCTCGTGCTATTGCTGCGATGCAGAAGCACAATAAAGGTCAAGTGATTGTTCCTACTGGCGGCGGTAAAACGCTGAAGATGATCTATGATACGATGCGTCAGTTTCTGTCTGAAACTCCGCAAACTGTTGTAGTTGTTGCTCCACGTATCCTGCTTGCTGAGCAACTCTCTTCTGAGTTTCTGGAACATATCACCAACGCAGAAGTTCTTCATGTTCACAGTGGAGAAACTCATCATGTTAGCACTACCAAACCTGCTGACATTGCTGTTCATGCTGGTATGTGCGCTGCTGCTAATCGTCATCAACTTATCTTCACTACCTACAACTCTTTGCAGCGTCTGGTTGATGCTGAGATTGATGTGGATACGATCTACTTTGATGAGGCACACAACAGTGTTCAGCGACACTTTTTCCCCGCAACTGAGCACTTTTCTGCTAATGCGGATCGTTGTTTCTTCTTCACTGCGACGCCGAAACATTCTACCACTATCTCTAAACCTGGGATGAATCTTCCTGAAGTTTATGGTCAGGTGATCTGTCAAGTTCCTGCTCCTGAGTTGGTTGATGGTGGATACATTCTGCCTCCTAAAGTTGTTGTCAAGCAACTTCCTATGGTTCAGGATCGCCAGATGATCTTTGAGCGTGATGCTGACAATTTGATGGAGACGATTGACGATCAGAACCTCAGCAAGATTTTGATTTGTGCTCGCTCTACCAAACAGATTGTGGGTCTTGTTTCTCAATCAGACTTCTGCGCTCAACTACAGCAACGCGGTTATTCTTGGATGTATATTACTGCCAAGACTGGTGCTGTAATCAATGGCAAGAAAGTGGATCGGGAAAAGTTCTTTGATACCCTCAATGCTTGGGGTAAGGATAGCAGCAAGCGATTTGTTGTGATTCACCACAGCATCCTATCTGAAGGCATCAATGTGTCTGGATTGGAAGCGGTGCTGTTTATGCGTAACATGGACTACATTGGCATCAGTCAGACTATCGGACGTGTGATCCGTTTGGGTGACGAAACCAAGAAGTTTGGTCTGGTTTGTGTGCCTGTGTATGACAAGGTTGGTATCAGCACCTCACGCAAAGTGCAAGCAGTTGTTGATACCATCTTTAATCAGGGGCAACCTGCCATCTCAGTGGTTCGCAAGTGAGACTCACTGAGACTCCAGTATTCATCAGGGGTAAAACCCTGATTTTTCTGTAATTTCACCACAAACGACCTAGAACCCATCCACCGCAACCAAATTACCGATTTATTGGAAAGTATAATGAAAGAAGGATTCACAATGTATAAGGATACTTACGCAGCAGTTCCTTATGGCAACAAGGGATACATTATCATACACAATGGGCAGCAACTTGAAAAACTGTGTAGAACTGAAGAATCTGCACGAAAGTATATCAATGCTCACCGAAAAGGTAAATCAGTGGCACAACTTCCACTGAATTAAAATAGCTCACCTCTAAAGTGTCCTAGTAATGTAGATAGGAGAGATCAGAGGACACTTTCTAAACTGTTCACTGAAACAACTAAAAGTTCATCTTTCCTGCTATACTTAACAAGTAAAGTTCAACTTACGCAAAGCGTAAGAGAATCCTATGAAACAGTTTTGGCAAGAAGTTCTCCAACTTCCATACAAGTCTAACTCTCAAGATAATCCGCTTCATGAACAACAAGTTCGTGAACTACTTGATAAGCACGGGTTTGAGTATGTTTGGCAACCTAACGGACCACAAAACTCTCCCGACTTCCGTGTTACACTTCCGAATGGGAAAGTTGTTGACATTGAATGTAAGTCATCAAAGCAGACTTATCCTACCTACAATGGTGGATTGCCTAAGAAAGGTGTAGTCTACATCTTCAGCAGCAAGCGGTACAATGAAACCACCGTCTTTTTCGCTGATGATGTTGTCTCCGATAAAAAGAGGCAGCAGTTTGAGTCTGTCATCAGTGAACTGAATGCAGTTCTGAAACTTCATCAACTGGATGAAGAATGGCAGAATGATAGTCGCGGATTTGACTTCTACATTCGCAACATGTTTGTACAAAATGGTGCTGGTAAAAAGGACTATTTCAAGCATGTGGAGCGTCAAATGTGCGAATCCAATGTCTTGAATTACAACTGGGAGGGTTGACCCCCCCCCTCTTCATGCTCAAACTTTCACAACAACATCCTTAATCATGTCCCTTTCTACTCTCAACGAAACCTTTTTTGCTACCGAAGAAAATTATGAGGTGAATGAGAATCTGTGTTTTAACACAGATCTTCTTGAGCGTTGCCGCATACAAAGTCCTCGCATTGAAAAGTATCTGAAAAAGTACGGAACCTTGGTTGAACAAGATCTTCAACTCATTCCTATTGATTCTATTCATGGACTGGAGCCCATTGTTAATCAAAAGACGGGCGAAACAAGACCCCGTGGGTTTCAAGTTCGTTCGGAAGAAGATCTTGATTCAACCGTTGTAGATGATCTTGTTTATTCTATGAATGGCAGGGATTGGGATCCTTGTGCTAATCAGCCCGTCTTTTTTAGGTTGGGTAAGAGTTGGGAATACACCGACAATCATGGTCGTAAGAAAGTGTATGGAATCGCAAATGGCACCCATCGCTATACTGCTGCTCTGAAGTCTAAGCAAACCCATATCATCGGATGGGTGATTGATATTCCCATCAAATATCTTAAAAAGTGGGTTACTGCTGAAGCAAACCGTCAGGCATTGTCATGCAAACCCAGGAGCGATAATGACATCATTGAGTCTATCTTGTTTGACCTCAATTCTGAGGAGTCTGATCTATTCAAAAAGATTGATGGTTGCTCTAATTCAGAGTACCAATCTATTCTCATGGATGAGGTAAAAGAGTATAACGTTTCTAGTCAAAAAGCAAACACAATTATTCGTGCTGTTATTCACAACTCCGATCTGAAACCCGAAAGGAAACAGTGGGGATCTGAACAAATGATTTCGTTTGTTCAAGAGCAACGTCTTGATTGGGTAAAAATCAAACATGATATTTACGATTTTAAGAAAGATGATGATTCTGCTTATGTAATTGTGGTTCAGGATGAGGGTCGTGGTGTTCAGATTGCTGTTGATAAGTATATCTCTCACATCTTAGGACCAAATAGTAGCAAGAAATTAACTATTGTCTTCAGTCTCGCAAAAGCAGCAAAAGTTGACAAGCAGAATCGTACTCAACTTCGTGAATCTTTCCGAATTAAAGTTAATGAGAAACTCAAGTCTTATTACTTGGCAACGAACCTAATTTATGATAAAATGACTGCTATAGTCCCTCTGTATGTTTATCTTCCTGAGTTTGACGATGAAAGTTCATTTATGGTTCTCTAAAAAATGCCTCATGAAATACTAACTGGCGATTGTCAATCAGTTCTCTCCACTTATGGGGAGAACTTTTTTCATTCATGTATATCAGATCCTCCCTATGGCATGGGTATGGATCACTGGGATCATTCTGTACCCAGTGTAGACATTTGGCGTGAGGTGTTTCGTACACTTCGCCCAGGTGCATTTTGTCTTGCTTTCTGTTCTCCTGAATTGTATCATCGTCTGGCATGTAATGTAGAGGATGCTGGTTTCACGATTAAGGATCAGATTATGTGGATGACAACCACAAAGATGCCCAAACACAATAGACTCAAACCAGCACATGAACCGATTGTAGTAGCACAAAAACCCTATGAAGGTTCTCTCCAAAGTAATTTTGAGAAATGGGGATGTGGTCTGATTGATACAGAGAATACTCGTGTGCCATGGGAGAAAGAACCTCCGAAAGGTTGGGTGAAAGGTGGTGCTAAGCGTCGTACATTTGGACGTGAGGGCAACACAACTGGTGGAGGTGCTGAGTATGGCACTGTGGATGCAAATCCTGCTGGTAGGTATCCTTCCAACATCATCGGTGAAGTATTGCCTGAGCATCAAAAGTATTTCTATGCTCCTCGTGCCACACGCAAAGAGAAAGGAACTGATAATGACCATCCTACAGTCAAACCCGTAGATTTGATGGCATATCTTATCAAAATCTATTCTCCAGTTGATTCTATTGTACTTGACCCGTTCTGTGG